ACCGAAGCGTCTTCGAGTGCGAACATGTTGATAACATCATGTTCATTATATTGTCTAAAGGGTAATAGTCTTTTTCCCATATTATTTTATTTATTTGTTTAGTTTTTCTGTTAAGAAATTGTGATGTTGTCTTTGCTAAATGCGCCCTTGAATTTTTCAATTAGCGATTTAGGAGTTTGAGAGGATTGCTCATTATTGTTTGGCACTCCAACTTCAGAAGATTTTACTTTATCTAAAGCGTCTTCAACGGAAGCGGATGCTTTAGACTTTAATTCTAAAATTCTTTTTTCGACTTCGGCGTCGATAGCAGCTTTCATTTCTTTTTCTTTTTCTTGCTTTGCTTGCTTATCTTTATTCTTCCACATTACGCCGAGCTTCTTTTTGAAAGCAGCGAAAGATTCTTCGCTTTCTTCTAAGCTTTTGATGTCTTCCGCCAAGACTTGACGATCTTCATCATCGAGTTCGAACGCTTCGTCGATTTCTTGCATTCTGACATTGAAACGAGCGAGAGCTTCTGCAGTTTTTCTTTGAGTTTCAAACTCATTGATTTTGGAAAGCGCTTCAGCTAGTTGTTCCTGAACTTGCTCAACGGAAGCTTTAAGTTCGAGTTTTTCTTTTTCCGCATTTTCAACGGAAAGTTTAGATTGTTCAATATCCTTGCGATATTCTTCGTCCTTCTTTTTGATTGCTTCGGTAAATGTTGCAGTCATGTTTGCTGCAGCTTCTTGGGAAATTTTCTTTTCCAAAAGAGCTTCTTTAACTTCAGAAATAAGATTGTCTAAATTCATGGCGCTTTCTTTTTGATGGTTTACAGTGGTGTTTTGTGATTGGGAATTTTTTTTGGTGAAAAAGTGAGATTTGAAATTATATATTTTAGCTTTTGGTTCTTCTTTTGGTTCGTAATTTTCAACCTTATCGGTAATAACTCCATTAACATCTGCGGCAGGATTTGTTGTAAATCCGATACCAAGCGGATATACTTCTCCGACTACTAAACGATAAATTTTTGTTCCATCATCAAGCTTTCCAGAACCTCCGTAGGATTTTAATTTGCCTTTTAATTCTTCTATATGTTTTTCATCGCTAACGATTTCTGCATCTTTTAAATTGTCGGAACCAATTGCAATTTTGTAATCATTAAAACCTAATTCCCAACTTGTAGAAATTTTTCCATAGTATTCGCTTAATGGATCTTCGGATGAAGCTTGAAGAGCTAAAGCAAATTCTTTATTAACAAATTTATAAACAACAGCGCCCAAGGAAATATTAAAAACTTCAGAATAATTATTTAATTCATCTGGAGTTAAAATTCTGCTATCTCCATAGCTACTAAATCCAGCAGTTAATATATGACCAACAACTTTTTCTTTTTTATGTTCAATATTTGTTGGTTTATGTTTGAAAAGTTTAGAAATTCTTAATGCAGTTTCTGTATCAATGCCATCGTCATTTTTATTGAAACGATTCACTAGTGCCGCATTAAATGCGACTCCTAAAAGATCAATATTTTCATTTAGATCTACTTCGTCATTAGGAATTAATGACGATAAGTTTTCCAAAGATGCTCTAGTGATTTTTTCTTCAGTTAAAATTGGACAAACTTTAATTTGCCCATTTGTAAATTGTGTTATGTATTTATATTGATTGTTCATCTTTTTCGGAATGATATAAAATCGCAGATGGATAAGTCTCTAGTTCATGTTCAACAGAAATATCCAAAACTTTATTAATCGTATGAAGTTCTTGAATTTGATTTACATCAATTACACAAGTTTCTAATTGAGCTGTCCATTGGTCCATTTCTGCAGCGCACACAATCGATTCGCAAAGCTTATCAGCCATTTGAGTTTGGCTTTCGTTTAAAGTTTCAATTCCATATTTTGCTTTTAATTTTTCTTCGACTTGTTTTCTAAAATTATCCACCTTACCAACAATGTTTTGAATATTTTTTTGAGAATATGCTTTTACTACTTTTTGAGAAGTTGGCTTTTTAGTTCCAGTTGGACGACCTGGAGATTTGGGAGTTGTATTTTTTTGTAAAGCTGGATTTGCTGCAGCGGGTGGAGCGCTTGCTCCAGCAGGCATCTTGGGCGCAGGAGGAGCAATAACGGGAACACCACCCACAAGAGGATTATAATAACCCTTCTTTCTTTCTTTAACGAATTCATCTTGAACAGTTCCAATATCTTCGGAACTTGGGAATCTGCCAGTATTGAATACGTCTAATCCTTGTTGAGGAGTTATGATACCTAGCTCCATTAAGCGAGTTGTAATTCTAAGCATTTCAGTTTCATCCTTTGAATCCATATCTACAAATTTAGCTGTTGGAATAGATCTAAATCCTAAATTTTTTGCAGTCCTTCTAATCTCTCTTTGTAAGAAATCATTTAAGAAAGCTCTTCTTGCCTCATTCAATCTATCCATGAATATGCGAGCCTTGACTTCAGTAGTGTTATATTTTTCATTACCAAGCATTATGTTTTGCAATCCTTGCCTTATGTCTTCATTCAGGACTTGATATTTTTCTGGTCCAATAATCTTTGAGATGTCTGGAATAATGAATTCTGCTTTTGTTGTATAGTCAGAAACCAATACCCTTCCAACACTTTCATTCATGAAAAGCTGCTGCATTGCCAATAAGTTATTTTGATTAATTCCCCCCTTGTCTGGCTCAGTACCCATTGTTATTAATAGAATAACATTCTCAACCGTTCGAGTGATGGCTTGATCCATCTTCTTCAATTCTAGTTTCGCATTAATATCTTCTAAAACTGAGAAGCCAAAAGGAATCGCAAAAGGTTCATAGTCTTGTTTTTTATAGAAACTGTAAGAAAGTTTTTCGTTCTCCAACTTTATTAAAAGTCCACTTGAATAATATTGTCCCTGTTTAATCTTTTCTTGAACATCGGGTGGCAAACCTTTTAAAACCTCTCTGTCATAGTCATCTTTTGGATTGCGCAATCTTTCCATATCATATTCAGAAAGAATTTTTTCATAAGCTCCAGTTGAAAAACTGGTACTTCTTTTTGCTACAATATCAAAAGGATTTAGCAGGATATATTTAATAGGAAGCTTGTCTGGCTTCAATCCTTCAGCTGCATAAGTTTTCGAAATAGTTGCAAAATCTTCCAAAGAAAATTCTCCATCAACTCTATATAAGAAGATATTGCCGCTTCTGTAGTACTCTCTAAAATATTGATCTTTCAAGTCCCATAAACGTATCTTGTTGAACCATTTATAGAAAAAGTCTCTAGAAGATTTATTGCCACCTTCTAAATAGATTTCGGAATTAGCAAATTCAGCCATCACATCAATTGAGTTTCTAAAAATAGAAACGTTTGCATATGCCTTTTGGCATAGCTCAATAGCTTCTCTTACATTAACTCCATCTGCTGCATATTCGTATGGCAGCATGCCCATACGGATGCTACTAAAGCGATTGTATGGATTTGCAAATGCAGCTCTATTAACTCTTGTTGAATTAGTTCTTATTGCTCCATTCTTATCGCCAGATCTTGTATAATTTGCAGTTGAAATTGAAGCGTCAGAGGTATAAAAAGGATCTCCAGCAGAAACTGGCGGCACGGACACTGACCCTTCCGAAATTTTCACTTCTGTTGGATATTCTTTCTTGAATTTCCCCCAGTATTCTGATTTCTTATTATACTTTCTTTTATCTGACATATTATTGATTACACTTAAAAGTTGACTTTAAAGTTACTTTATAAACATTGGAACAAATGATGCTACTTCGACCTTTGGAGCTTTCAACATGTCATAGTAAACATTCATCATCCAATTGCCCAATATAAGAGCAGAATAGGAATCTTTTCTTGCGCGATCTGGTCCCTTTTGACCTTTTAAATTTGGAGGCAAGTCAAAAGTTTGACTGCCATTTGCAGTACTGCTAGGTTGAATTAAAGCGCATTCGGCTTTAGTTAAATCTAGCATATCTTTTTGATGTTCAATAAAATCAATCATCTTTGCGCCAGAACCTTGATTCTCATCTTCCACGCGCAAAAACTTAATGGCGTCTATGGGAATGCTTTTATTTCTTTGTAGTTGATAGTCGTCATTCATTGCCGCTCCAGCAAAATATATTTTCTTGTGATCGAAATCTGCTTGCAATAATTCGTTAGCATATCTAATCCAACCAGAGGAGGGCTTTCTTAAATGGCAAATTCTTTTTTGCAATATATTGTATTGATTCTTACATTCTTTAATTGCCTCGTGATAATCGGGAAGATTTTCAAAATCCGCATCGAATGTTTCAATTTTAATTTTTGAACTTTTAAATAACTCGCTTTCGTTAGCTGAATTTAAGAATTGCACTCCTCCGTTGTAGTCACCAACCATGCAAACAATGTTAAAGTGAGTTAATAAGTAATGAAAATAAAATATATGATCCTTTAGAGTGGTGCCTGCTACAGCGTAACTATGGACAACTGTTCCAGTATTTTTTTCTAGATTTAATTTAATCACTTGCATCGCAAAATCATCAGATCCTTCCGATTCTGACCATGAAGGATCGAATGCTAAGATATATTTTGCTCCAGACTCTCCTGCCACTTCTACAGATTGACCTTCGCCGTCTTTTATTGTGCAAGCTAACATTTTACTAACTTTAAAATAACCACTACTATCATCAGTAAATACTGCTCCATATTCTCTCTGAAACGCAGATTCACTTAAGGTTGCTTTTGCTTGCTGTAAAGCTGCGGCATCATACAATTGACTAGGCGCACAGTCATAACTAAAATGCATTATGACTCTATGTGCTAAATTTTTAGTATCTTCGGACTTAATTAAGTTTTCGTACTCTTGATATATCTTATAAAGATATTCGAACTTATAACTTGCAGAAGATAGACCTATAATTTTATTGTTTGGCCAAATTGTTCTTTCATCTTCAGTCATTTTTCCCTCCGCAATCATTTTGTTTTCCATGTCGTGAATGTTTTGCCTTTCAGTTGGATTTTCCACAACCGCCAAGAATGGAGTTATGACTTCAGTAAAGATCTTTTCTGGCATCAACAAAAATTCATCGATAATCATTCTCTGGAAACGAAAACCGCGAAGCTTTTCGCCATCACCCAATGGAAGTGCAGTAATACGAGATCTACCAATCTCCATGAACCATTCATCATTGCCTCTGGAGACTCTTGTAATAGCTTCTGCAAACATGGAAGCCTTAACCGTCTTGGAGATCTCTTCGATCTTTCTAAAAATCATTTTTGCTTGACGAAAGGATTTAGATATGATACCAATATGAACTCCTTGATGCATAATGGCGTCTAATACTGCAAAAAC